CGGGCTTGCTCACTCTGCCGACCTGGTTACAGCGCGATACCTTCCTCGTGCAACCGCGCGAATACACCGTGCGCGAGACGCGCCAGGCCGGCGGCATGGCCGAGTTTGAAATGCAATTCGTCGAGGCCGGCGAGGCCGGCTTTTCGACCAACATCGGGAGCCAGGACCAGGCGCAAGCCGCGGCCGACAATACCGAGGGGCAAACGGTTACCGCCTCGGGTGACGAGCTCGGAAACACCGGCAACAGTTTCGGCGCCGGCGGCTCCGAGGATGCCGTATTCGGCGATACCGCGCCGGGCACCGGCACCGGCACCGGCGGCGGTGGCACTGTGACAATCGGCGAGCCGGAAATCGGCAACCCGGCCGGCGATCTCGGCGGCGGCGGCTAAATGCAACAACTCGCGCGCGAGGAAGCGACCAGGGTCGTCGCGGCCGTGATTGCCGACCTTGCCGCGACCATTACCATTGATCCCGGCCGGCCGGGCTCGCTGTTCCGGCTCGCGGTCGGCGACCTCCTCGCCGACGCCGAGCAACTGATCGAGACGGCCGCGATCGCCGCGCCGCTCGCCAACGTGTTCGATCTCGCCCGCGCCGCCGGCGCGACCGTCGAGCAATTAGAGGCCGTGCGCCGGCGTACCATCCCGATCGCGGTGCGCTATTTCCCGGCCTGGTCGGTCGGCAATACTTGTGTCCGGTGTTTGCTGGTGCAAATGGCGCGCATCCTCGCCGCCATGACGTTCGCCAGCCGATCGCAAATCGACACCTATATCGACGGCATCAACAGGGCCTTTGACAATGCCGAGACGGTCGCCGCCAACGCCAGGGACCAAGCCTCGTATCGCTCGCTCGTCTCGCTACACGCGGCGGTCACCTACGACCTGACGACGCGGGCGCGGCCGTTGCCGACCATCGTCGTCTATGATTTCGCCGCGGTGCGGCCGGCGCTGTGGATTTGCAACCGCCTCTACGGCGGCGAGGAGCGCACCGGCGAGCTCGTCGCGGAAAACAAGCCCGTCCATCCCGCATTTATGGCAATGCCGGTGCGGGCCTTGTCGCAATGAGCCATGCCGAAACCGCAAGAAATCTGCATCGTCCAGGCGGCCGGCACGAATTACCAATTCTGGAAAGAGGTCGAGGTCGTCCGCGATCTCAACGAGGAGGTTTCGCAAGCCTCGCTCGTCGTCGCCGAGATCGGCGACCTTAACAAAGGCTGGAAATCGTTGCGGCTCCCGCCGGGAGTTCCGGCCAAGGTGACGCTCGCCGGCCAACTGGCGGCGACCGGCGCGGTCGCGGTGCGCCAGGTCGTCTATGACGGGCAAAACCATAACGTCAAAATCGTCGTCCAATCGAAAATTGCCGATCTCGTCAAGGGCACGCTCGACCTGCCGCCGGGGCAATTCAAGAATCAAACGCTGTCGCAACTCGCCAACGCGGCACTCAAGAAATTCGGCATCTCGTTTTCATTGCGCGGCGCGGTCGCCGGCGCCGACAAAGTATTCGAGCGCGTTAGCGTCCATTGGGGCGAAAGCCCGTTTCAGTTTGTCTTGCGGCTCGCACAAATGCGAAACATTCACATCATGGACGACGCGCTCGGCAACATGATCGGGATACGCGGCGGCGGCCAGGTCGTCGCCGAATTGCAAGAGGGCCGCAATATCCTCTCGGCGGAATTGATCTGGACGAATAACTCGGCGGTGAGCGATATCATTAGCGACACCGACCAGCACGGCAACGACGAGCATTGGGGCGACAAGGCGCGCGCGCAATCGGCCAAGGCGACCAACAAGAACTATACCGGCGCGGTGCCGAATATCTTGCGGCTCATCGCGCCGCAACCGGGCGACGTCAAGGACGCACAAATGCACGCAAACCACATGGCCGACCTCAACGCGGCGACCATGTTCCAGGCCAACGTCACGCTCGCCGGCTGGCTCCGCGACAACGGCAAGCTCTGGCTCAACGAGGTCGGCCAACTGATCGAGCTCTATTCGCCCATGCTGTTGCCGAGCGACCGCGCCACGCTCGGAATCCAGGCGGTGACCGCGCGGCAGAACGACCAAACCGGCACGACGACGACGCTCACGCTCGTTTTGCCCGACCGTCTCGGCGGCCGCGATCATTACGACACCAGCAAAGGCGACGCCGCGGGCGGCGACACCGAGGCGGCGCCGTCGACGCCCGGCGAGTCCGTTCCTTACGCGCCGAACGATATCTAAAATGCGTTTTTCCACGCGCACGGTCGGCGACCGGGTCGGCAACGCAATCAAGCGCGTCACCGTCGAGACGACCAACGAGGACCCGAAATTTCGCGAGGCGCAAGTCAGTCTCTACGCACAGGAAAAGCAAAAGGAGATCGAGCATTTCGAGCCGTACGGCCTGACCTCGCGCGTCAAGCAACCGACGGACGGACAGGGCGGCGCCAAGGAAAAGGCGGAAGGCCTCATGGTGTTTACCGGCGGCAACCGCTCGCAAGGCGCGCTCGTCGTCGTCGGCGATCGCCGCTACCGGCTCAAGGGCTTGAAAGAGGGCGAGGTCGCGCTTTACGACGACCAGGGCCAGAAGGTCCACATTACCCGCGACGGCATGATGGTCGACGGGGGCAAAAGCAAAAAGCCGGTGACGGTGACGGTCGGCAACGCGACCGCCTATGTGTCCGACGGCCTGATTAAAAACAAGATCGGCGACGTTGCAACGTATGTGCAACCAAAGCGCGTCGACCTCGGCAAGAAAAATGCGCCGTATGCGGTGATGACGAGCGCCGGCCCGAGCAAGCGCGTGTTTGCCGTGATCGACGAGCCTGACGATGGGTGATCTCCGGCTATTCGACATTGTCACGCCGTTTGTCGTCACCTTCGACCTGTTGCAAAAGCGCGACGGGCTGATCGACGAAACCGAGGCGCTCGCGAGCGCGGTCATTGTTGCGCTCGGCACGCACCGCCGCGCCAATCCCGACGATATCTTGCCGACCGACAGCGACGACCGGCGCGGATGGTGGGCCGACGAAAATGCGGACACTCTTTGGAACGGCTGGCCGATCGGCTCGCGGCTATGGTTGCTTGAGCGGCACAAAATTACCGGCTTTGAAGCGCGCCAGGGCTCGAGCCTGGCGCGCGTCGACAGTTATGTGCGCGAGGCGCTGCAACCGTTCATCGCGCAACGCATCGTCTCGCGCGTCGACGTCGAGGTCACGCGCCCCGACGTACAAACGATCGTCGCGCGCATAACGCTCTGGCGCGGGCCGTTGCCGGCGATCCAGTTGCAGTATCAAGCCCTCTGGAACGAGATCGGACAGTAAATGCCCTGGTCGACGCCGAGCCTCGACGACGTCCGCAAGCAAAACCGCGACTATATCACCGCGCGCCTCCACTCGGCGGCAATGGTGCCGAATAGCGTCTTGCGCGTGTTGTCCGACGGCAATGCCGGCCTCGCGTATCTCGTCTTGCTCTACATTGATTGGCTGGCGTTGCAATTATTGCCCGACACCGCCGAGACGGAATGGCTCGACCGTCATGCCGCGATATGGTTGCCGGGCGGTGGCCGCAAGCCGGCGACGTTTGCAACCGGATCGGGCACGGTGACCGGCATCGTCGGCTCGATCGTGCCGCAAGCAACGCAATTGACCGGATCGGTCGGCGGCGTGCTTTACGAGACATTGTCGCAAATCACCGTCGACACCGTCGCGACGCCGGTCGATATCCGCGCCGTCGATCCCGGCATTGCCGGCAATCTCGACGAGGGCTCGAGCCTGTCGTTTGTCAACGCGATCGCCGGCGTCGACGGCGGCGTGACGATCGTCGAAATGAGCGGCGGCGTCGATGCCGAAAGCGACGACGCCTTGCGCGAGCGCGTGCTTTTTCGAATCCAGCAACCGCCAATGGGCGGCGACGCCAGCGATTATGTCGCATGGGCGCTCCAGGTCCCCGGCGTGACGCGCGCCTGGTGCTATCCGAATGAAATGGGAATCGGCACCGTGACCGTGCGCTTTATGTGCGACGACTTGCGCGTCGACCAGGGCGGCTTTCCGACGCAAGACGACGTCGACACCGTGCAAGCCTATCTCGACGAAAAGCGCCCGGTCGCGGTCAAGGAGTGCCATGCGTTTGCGCCGATCCCGTTCCCGATCTCGTTCAAGGTGACCGAGCTCGTCGGCGACGACGCGGCAACGCGCGCGGCGATCGAGCAAGCCGTCATCGACATGCTGTATGCGCGTGCGATCCCAGGGCAAACGATTTTCCGCTCATGGATCGACGAGGCGATATCGAACGCGATCGGCGAGGATCACCACGACCTTATCTATGACGACACGCCCATGCCGGCGCCCGGCTACCTGGCGGTGCTCGGCTCGATCCTTTACGGCTAGGCCATGACGGACAAACACGTCCGCCGTAGCGGCGACGATTACGTCGACGCGCTGGCGGCGCTGTTGCCGACCGGACCGGCCTGGCCGCGCGAATACGATTCTACGTTGATGAAATTGCTCGGCGGCCTCTGCCAAATCTGGGGCTTTGTCGATAGCCGCGCCGCCGATCTTTTAGAAACCGAATCCGACCCGCGCACGACGGTCGAGCTGTTGCCCGATTGGGAACGCGCCTGGGGCTTGCCCGATCCTTGCGTGAAAGCGCCGCAAGGCATCGACGCGCGGCGCCTCGCCTTGCTCGTCAAGATGACGATGCTCGGCGGGCAGAGCCGCGAGTTTTTCGAGGCCGTCGCCGAGGCGCTCGGCTACTCGATCACGATTACCGAATACCTGCCGTATATGTGCGGCGTTTCGTTTTGCGGCGACTCGCGCGGGCCGGTCAACAATCCCGATTCACCGAGCGAGTACCTTTGGCAACTCGGGCCGCCGGAAATCCGGTTCTACTGGACGGTGCATGTCACCGGCTTGCGGACAACGTATTTTCACACCGGCTCGGGCGAGTGCGGCGTCGACCGCTTGCTCGCGATCGGCACCGCCGAGGACCTCGAATGTATCCTCGATCGCTGGAAGCCGGCGCACACCGAAATCGTATTCGACTATTCCGACGTCGGCGGCCTCGATTTCTCGCAAACCTACAATACGAGTTACCTCGCGCTAGGGATCACCTGAATGGACAACAAGCAAATCAAGGACGCCGTCGGCAATATCTTTACATTGCGGATGCGCGACCTCTCGGCGACCGGCGACGGCTCGTTGC